ATCTATAACCATCAGAAGTTTCATACAAGCTTGTATTAGCGCCAGTGATATGGGCAATATCAGGGATAATTGTTGATGGAATGCCAGTATTATTATCTAAACATTTGTATACATGGTAATATGATGAAGCGTTAACAACAGCATAGAAATCTTTTTCTTTTAGATTTTCATCTTCATCATCATATGCTGTATATACTGTATTAGAAACATATGGAATATTTCTGATTACCAGTTTTATATCATTTGGGGTTACTCTTTTACCCATAATCATATTTTGATATGTATTAAAAGTAATTTCTTTATTACTTTCATTAATATCTAATATTTCTGGTCTATCATACTGATCACCGACAAAAACATAATAAGCAGTATTTGTTGTTTCAGACACTGATTCTAGCATCTGAGTGGCCATATTATGTTTATTGTGTATAGTAGTTAATTTCTTTACCATTATTCTACCAATATCTCTGTTTCTAAAATGTTAACTTCTGAATTTGCAGTATTAGTATAGATATACTTTGCAAAATATTTACTTCCTGCCATATGTAAGACCTGTTTCAATATCTCTTCATATTTATTAAGAACTACAGAAGACTGTATCTCGTATGAAAAATCTTGATAATATAAACCATCATAAAGTTTCTTTTGATCGCTCAAGAAACCACCTTTTTGTTTATAATATCCTTGAGCTGTACCTTGTTTTTTTAATAATGAAATGGCTGAAGCTATTGAATCATTATTTCTGCCTATAATTTCGACGGTTTCATTCTGCTGATAACCAAATCCAGAATCTAATATTTCTAGATTAGTTATAGCACCATTTGATACTTGAACTAGATCATTAACTATAGCATTGATACCAAGATTGGCAGTAGTTGTGTCCATGGATACTGATATAACATTTGCATAGCTACCTGATGACTCACCATAAAGTCTAGTAGTAGAATTACTTGTAATAGTAAATGAATTTGCATCTTTCCATCTAAGTCTCTTGACATAAAGAGTTGTGCTATTGGCAGACTTTACTATACCTAATGAGTCATTATTATCTTGAGATACTTTTTCTCCAACATAAAAATTACCTGTTGAATTGTTTATATTTAAGATAACATCTTTTTTGCCGTATCTATAAGTCTTTGGTTCAATTAATGTTAAGAAAGGTGGCAAAGTGTAATCTTGCCCAGGATTAAATCCTGTTATAGAACTAATAGTTCCTATCTCAGTATTTACTACGTCTAAAGCATTTACTATGATAGTAGACAAATTTGCAGTAGGCAAAGCAATAAAAGGATAAACTGTGTTTAATCGTGTACTAACAAAACTAGATAGATAATTTGTATTAAAATTAATATATTCTGTATCTTTAAGTTGTCCAATAGAAAAAGAAGCACCAGAACCAAGGCTTACTCCGGTTATAACACCAGTCGTATTATAGTATTGAGAATTAGAATAGAAATAATTGTAAGGTCTTGTTGTATATGAAAATGTTTCGTCTATAACACCTGCTTGTATTTGTACCGAATCAACATTAGCTATAGCAGAATTATTATTATAAATTACTTTATTACGTCTAAAAACACCGGATGCATTTATTACATTTAGTATTCCGTCCGGTGAACCTTGTGGTGAAGTATAACTTAACACTTTTGCATTAGCAATAACGTTATTTAAATTATCAACCTGATAAACTATTTCATTTTTATTAAAAATTTTATTAGAATTAATAACACTTATTTGTACATTTGTTGATATACCAATAACATTTGCTGTTACAGTTTTATCGATATAACCAGATATTACAGATTGATTAGCAGATTTAGTATTTGAAGCTGTATAAAAAACATTTGATTGTAAATTTCCAGAGTATACTGTTACAAATATTTGAGCGTTTGTAGCAGTATTAGATGTAGTTGTTAAGATTCTGCCATAACCTTTAACTGCATTATTTGGATAATATGTGAATATTTCTTCATTAACGTTAAAAAATGCTGGAGATGAATTTGGATATCTAGCATTAATAAAATTAATATTAGCTAATGGTTGTTTAACAGTATTAAATATTTCTAAATAAGAATTAGATAATGTATTTGATACATTAACATTAGATATAGTAATAATTTTATCTGATATTAATATTGATGCATCTTCTGAGTATGCATAACCTCCATCTATTAATTCAAAATCAATAGTTCCAATAGTATTATTAATAGCAGTAACTCTACCTATAGCTCCTATGCCATATACAGATTTTAAATCAACTATATCACCAACACTATAACCAGACCCAACACCAATTATAGAAATATCTAACTCATTTAATGAGCCTGTTATATATGTCTTTTTAATACCACCATCAAATATATTAGGTGTTACTAATATAGCTTCCGATGTTTTAAAATTTCCTTTAACAGATGAAATATATAATACATCAATGAATCTATTGTTTATATTCTTTCTTACTACGGCATCCACATATGCAGTAGCACCACTTTTCTGTCCAAAAATACTTTTGCCAGTTAATAATTTATTGGCATTATTAAGGTTGACTTCTAAATATTGTTGTCTTTTCCAATTGCCGGATGACAGAGTAAAAATATCTTTAGAAGGATAATATACATCTGCATTTACACCAAACACTAATTTGAATAGTAAGTCAATAGCTCTATCTGTGCCTTTTGATCTATATAAATCTAAAGTATGTTTTAGTAATTGACGAGTGTTAGTTGTTGTTTGAAACTGTATATTCTTTAAATATTTTTCTTTAAAATAAACTAAGAATTCTTCTGTAGTTTCATCAATGTCTTTATAGTCAAAGATTTTTCGAGCATGTTTTAACGCATGCTCTTCTTCCATCCATTTGTAATATTGTTTAACAAACTCGATAAAAATTGGTCCCTGCTCTTTATAGAAAGCAGGAAACTGATTTTCGATAAAATTTGATATTTTTTGTTCAATGACTTCCATTAAACTCTAACCGCATCAATGTTAATTGTTATTTCATCTGGTTCAATAGTTAATATTGTATTCTTAGAAACAGATATATCTTTATCTTTTGTCTTAGCATATATGCGAATTTCACTTCCATCATAATCTGATATATTAAAGTTTCTTAAATAAACAATACCATTTGCATAATCAACATATCCAGCGTCAGCAATTTTCTTATGCATAGTTTTATCTTCTTGCATTATTCTTAAATTGCCATCACCATCATCTTCAAAGAATGATCTTAAACCATTATAAACAAATTTAGTACTTCTAATAGTATGTCTATCTGTACCAGCATGATTTAAATCTAATGTTGGCAGATCATCAACAAACTTAGTATTAAAATATACATCAATATTCTGTGAAATATTAAGCTGCGGATTGATCTTTTTATATATTTCTACTTCAGTAATATTACTAACTATACTTGAATCTGAAATATCAATTAGATTTAATAGTTTACTATATCTCATAGTTACATTGAAATCATCCAAATAATTAGTATTATAATCCGTAATAGTTTGGGTAATTAATGTTTTCAGTCTGCTAGGTGAAGACTTAGTAATATTCAAGTTGTATCTTATAATACTATTAATACTCAAATAAGTATACATTGGCTCTATGATAATAGGATCAATTGATAATGGTGATTTTCTTTTGATGTAATTATAGTATTCATCTTTTTTATTTTCAGGTATACCATCAACATCGGATACATCGATAGAAATAAAAACTTTACCAAATCTTGGTGGGCTAACTTCTTCACCGCCATATACTGATATAGCATTTATTTCTGGGAACTGTGTTTTTAATATGATTTCATAATCAGATGGTGTAATTGCTCTTTCCTGAATTTGAAAATGTCGTGGTGCATAGTATTTGATAGAATCAATTGATTCTCTTTCTGCACCACCCATAGAATTTTCAATTACATTTATTTCTGGAGTTGTTAGAACTTCACCACTTGTTGGCTCAAAATTAATTGAAAAGCTCCCAATACCATTTGATCTTGCACCATTAGAAATTCTATAGTCCAAGACTACGGTAGAATTGTTCTTTGGTTTTCTGCCAATGATACCATCACCAAATATGATTTCATAATTTCCAAGATCGCTGGCTTGTAAGAAAAATACTTTAGATGAAGATGACAAATCTAGAAGGGTGCTGGCTATTACATAAGTTTCACCAAACTGTGCACCATCTTCATAGACTACAACTGTTAAACTAGTAGTGTCAACATTTTTATTTGTTATAATAAATCTTTGGTTTTCTAAGCCATGATCGACAATATATGAATCTTTGAGATATATTCCTTCATAGATATCAGTCTCATAAGTGAAGGTAGTATTTGCTGATGAAACCACAATAGTTTCTGGTATTGTAAATGTATGTGAATCACCCTTTACAATACCGGTAAATGAAGATCCTTTTGAGATAACATAAGGTTGTGTTTCACCGGAAGCTTCAAAAGTAACTTTGATCTTTGCCTTTGAAGATCTATTTGATCTAGGGGTATAGTTTAATTCTTTAGAATGAGATAGGACAGATGCAGTTAGTTGAGCAGAATCAAGAAAGGATTCTGAAACAGCCATATTTAAATAGAAACTATTTTTATATGTGTTATATGCCATAAGATCCATTAATACAGACATATTGGATCCTTCAAAATCATAGTCTTTAAAAAGATCTTGTGATTTTAAATAACTAATAAAACTGCTTTTAATGCTATTGAAATCTAAACCTACTAGGTCTATTGAGCTATTTGCCATTATCTTACTCTATTTAAGATTAAATCTAAATTAAATACTTCAGGAATATTTATGATACCAAACACGATACTTACGTAATATGCGTTGTTGTCTTCATCAGGAGTGACATTTATTTCTAACAAATTTGCTCTAGGCTCATAGTTATCAATTGTTTCTCTGATAGTATTCTTGAGAGTTAAAGCGGTAACATCATCTATAGGATCAAATAGAAGTGTTGAAATCTTTGATCCTATCAATGAGTTATAAAATCTCTCACCATTTCCTGTTAGAACAAGATTTCGTATAGATGACTTTACAGCATTTTCATTGGCATACTTAGACAAATAATTGGTTATTGGATTTCTATCCAAATTATTTGTAAAGTCACTATAATAAACTATAGTGTTTGAAAGGGCTGTATATTTGTCAGAACGTGCCATTTAATTATCCTGCGAATACGTTTCCGGAACCGGAGCTTATTATATGATCTCCACCATAAGCATCATCTTTTCTTCCCAATCCCTTACCATTAACAAATACTGTAGAAGAAAATGTTGATAAAGTAGGAGCATGTGGATTACAACATGGACCAGGATAATCGTGTGTTATCATGGCATCTCCTTCTCTAACAACCCCTATACCATTCACAAAAACATCACTAGATCCTACATCAGTAGATTGCGTAGAAGGATCTCCACAACAAAAACCAGAACCATCGGGTGATGCTACTGTATCAGTACTATCTTTTCTAGCTACTTCAGGCATTGTTTATCTCTTATTTATTAAGATCTATACGCGGAGCTTTCTGCGTCATATTACCATCAGATTCTATATTAGTTGTGCCGCCAACAAGAAGATTAAAATTGCCAGAACAATTTAAATCCATATTACCTCTAGCGCCAATATAAACATCTTGTGCTCCAGCTTTTATATTACCATGCGCATGCATAACCACATCTCCACCAACAGCAACCATTGCATCACCACCAACTTCAACATGGGCTCCATCGCCAACACTTATACGCGCATGACCGCCAATCTTTATATCACCATTTTCTTGAATGGTTAAAGTTAAACCGCCTTTATCATAGACATGTCTATTAGCTACATTTACTTGTACAACTTTACCATCATCAGAAATTTCAGTATAAGTTCCTGATGGATGTGATAGTCTATATCTTTTAGCTCCGTCAGTATCATCAAATGTTACTACATGACCGCCTGGTGTTTCGTTAGTTTGTACTTTAGAATACTTAGCATTGAAAGTAGTTTCAGGTATTCTTTCATCATCTCGTTTAATAGTCATTAAAATTTACCTATTTCATTGAGTGTCAATTGTCGTAAAGCTAATATATTGGTTTTTATCAGTGTCATTTGATTTACAAGATTATCATCATCAAGACTTGTTAATTGATCATTAAGAGTTAATATTATTATAACTTCTTGTTTAAAGAATAAAGGATTTTCAAGTAATAGAACGACATCTTGTATATCATTAATATTATTCTTATAATTAAAAGCAGTTTTTGGATTAATACTATTAAGATATGTAATAATATTATTTAAAAGATATAAGAATGATTTATATTGTTCTAATAAATTATTAGTATTACTGCTTTTATTATTAGATGATATCTGACTGAGTACCATAGCAAAATTTTTAATACCAACCATGTTTATAAGTTTTCCAGCAGGACTACTCTGAAGTCCTTTTAAAAGACCAATAATACCTTGGCCGAGAACACCTGAAGAATTTTTTGGATCAACTTTAGTTATTTGTGATAAGACATTTTTACCAAAAGGTATTTGTGTTCCAACACTTCTCATATCACCGAATCTAGCCAATCCATTTGCTTCTCTTTTTGAGAATTGTGTCATGCCTTTTGTATCTAATTTTCTTTGACCGATAGAAGAAACAATATATCTTAAATCTTCAGTTTTAATATTAAACTTACCAGGGTCTTTTGATATACCAATAGGAATATCTCTTCCTTGTTGTCCTAAACTTCCAACTTTACCAGAGCTGGGCAAAGTACCAATGATAT